CCCCAGTCAAGCCCCACCGCCCAGAGAGCGTTCGACGGCGGAAACGCGGTTATATCCACGACGTGGCGGGTTTCATCAAACTCGTTATAAATACGCCGACTCTGGTTAAGCATTTTACCATAAAGTCGTATGTCCTTCTCTTGGTCGCTCACCACTTTTTCGAGGTCGGCGATTACGTTTCTGTCAATGTATTTGTTTTCATAAACTGTCACTTGTTGCACAAAATACTTGGGGTCGTATTTGCTGCGCTCTACGAGTTCGTAAAGCCACGTGATGCCGTCAATAGGGGTCGCGGAAACCAGCATCTTTCCGTCTGTGTCCAGAAGCCTGAACCGCATCGCCCTGAACTGCTCTTCAGGACACTCTTCATCAATCCAAATGCCATGAAGCGACGCACCTTCCAGTTCGCGTATCGTGTGGCGTTGGGTGGTGAAACTAACCGTAGAGCCGTTCTTGAGGCGTAAAATGTTAAAGCGTTGGTTGTAAGCGGTGCGCCACGAACCGCCAAAAAGAAGGGTCTCAGGCAAATACTTTGTGAACTTCTCTTCAATGACTTCCTTCAGCTTTGAATAGTTCACCAGATGTATGCGCCACCTGACAGGCGGTTCGGGAACCTTCAAAAACGGATGTTCGCCCAGCAAATGCCAAATGACTTCAACGGCGCAGTTCTCGGTTTTTCCGCTACGGTTACCGCCGAGTAGGACTTTATACTTCGCTGGAGACTTCCAGAACTCCAGAATCTTGTCGTTTGGCGGAATCACAAACAAATAGGGTTTCCGCGTGATGTCAGACAAACTCACAACAGGGGGCTGCTTTCTATTCATCTCCGACCTCTATTTCCCTGAAGCGAACAAGCCCAATCTTCTGCAGCTCCTTTATCTCGTCCTCTCGTTCGTCCAAAATACGCAGGCGATGGGCAATGTCTTCTTCCATGCGCCTGCGCTCCTCTTCAGAGGTGGTGCGAAGCTTCAGAATCTCGGCAATTAAGCGCAGGGCTGTGACAACCGCGTCTGGACGCTTGGGATTCAGGTTCTCCTGAATAACGTCCAGAATACTCAGCGTCCGATTCAAGAGGTGGCTCCAGTCCATGCGATTGACGTAGCGCAGGGACGCTTCCACTTCTTTTTGGTTCTCGTCGTACAAACGAAGTACGTCGGAAGGCGTCAGCATAACGCCTTCCAGACGCATTTGCTGAATGATATACTCTGCGCTTCGCCCTTCCGCAAACCATTCTACGAGTTTGCTCTTCTGTTCATCCGTCATGGACTGCTACCCGCTCCTTTTCTTCTGTTTCTTCTAAGAAGAAGGGACGGTTCCTTCGCACTGCATCCCTTCCCCTTGAGAGCAACGGCGTTAGGTCGGCATGAGGCGGTGCATAAAAGACCACCCAACGGGTTTTTCCGCCGACCACCGTCGGGACAAACGCGACGGGTGCTCTCCAATCAATGTCGAACAGCTCACCCCTAAGCGGTTGCTTAAAGGCTGTATACGCTCTGTTCAGCACCTCAAGAAGACTCAAATCCCTGCCTTCGTTCTTCAGCCTCTCCAACGCTTCTTCAGGCGTCGAGGCTACGAAGGCATGGTCTTCTGTCTTTTGGAACACGTCGTCACTGAATGGGTCGGCGTCCGACAGGAAACACCAACCCTGCTCTTTCATGAGTTTTAGAAACATGTCGTTCTCCTCGTTCGGTTCTATCTCCTCAGGATAAACGATGTCCGCAACGCTACGCTGCTGCGCTTCCGTGTCAGTCGCCTGTTCACCCTCTGCGTCCGCTTCTGCTTCCGCTTCTGCATTCGCTTCTGCTTCCGTTGGAACACCAACGGGTTCGGCGGTGACCTCAACGGCGGTCTCCTCTGCCGTCGTTTCCGCTGGGTATTCTACCACATTTTCGGCGTTTCTGCCAACGTCGGCAAACAGGTCTTTCGTTTCTTCTGGTTCGTCCTCTGGTTCGCCTAAATACTTCTCCAGCAACCGATGCTGGGGGTTGGTGTAAATCTTGTTGCCATCTTCAAAAAGCAGACCCATGCGGAACATTCGGCGTATGTCTGCCTTAAACGCACCCTTTCCGTAGTTCATTACCGCCTCTGCGTCGTTCAGTTTTCTGCTGTGTATCAGTCGCACCAGCGTTGCCACACCCTGAGGCACCTCTGTTTCTTTCCTCAGAATGCCCATGTCAAAGTAAAGAGGCATTTTGTCCATGTATTTGGGATACGTACCCCGTCCAACGGCGGTGAACGACGTTTCGCCCTGCGAACGCTCTAGGGTTATCAAGACGTCACAAGAACCCTGAAACGCCTGCGACCCCAGCGGGGTGCGCTCCAGTGATTTGTTCGTGTGGTGCACCAACAAAACAACAGGCTGTGACGGGATGTCACGAACGGCAAAACGGATGTTTTCTATAAACCGTCCGACGCTGATGTAATCGTTGATATCCACACCCGTCATCAAACGTCCTACGGTGTCAACGACCACAAGAGCGGGGTTGGTTTTCTGACAAAGCTGATGCAACGCTTCAACGAAGTCCTTCAGCGGTTCTCTGCTCTCCGCTGGGTTCGCTTCCACGATGTATATTTCGTCCGTTCTCAGTCCGTAGCGTTCGGCTGCGATTGCTGCCATGTCGCGAATGTCAGAGGCGTATTCCTCAAACGCAAACCACAACACCGCCCCTCTCTGGATGTTGCCGAACCATCGCGTTTCATTGACGGTGCTAAGGGCTAAAGAACGGACAAACGTACTTTTACCCGCCTTCGGTGCTCCGCTTAAGAGCACCACGTCGCCGCGACGACAAACGCCTTCCCAGAAGTAGGGACGTGAACCGCCCACGACGTCCTTCAACGCCACCATCCTCAGGAAAGGGTTTTCCCGCTCCTCTTCCTCTTCGGTGGCGTTCTCTAACACCCGAAGCGTTTCCTCAAATCCGTTTTCGTCGGGTAGACTGAGGGCGTTGCGTATCAGGTTCTCCAGCTCACCTTCAGGAAGGGGCACATCCAGCAGTTTATTCAGCCGTCGCCCTGCGCTGTAGATTTCGTCTTCCGTCAGCTCTTGGTGCTCCTTCGAGAAGAGACGAAACTGTCGCATAATGCGGAACAACGTGTCGTTGCGCTGCCCCTCTTTTACGGGAAACTCCTGATGTTTGGGTAGATAGAACTCCAACGGAAGCAACGGGACGTCTTCTTCTGACTTAGGGAGAAACGCGAAATCCCGTTCGGATTCCGAACACGGCGCAACGATGTAAACACCCTTTCGGTTCGGCTGTAAAACTTTGTAGTCTACCGCATAACCCGACGCGGTTTCTTTCTTTGTTTCGCACTTCAGGTTCGCCCACAGCGGTCGGCGAAAGAGGAGATGACAACCGCGAACGGATTTGAAAACAAACGGGTAAACCCGCGAAAGCCGTTCG